TTTTTTTTTTTTTTTTTTGTGGTTTAACCTTGATAGGGTTAGAGTTTGATTTTGTTGACGTCGATTTATTTACTTTGGTCATTGATAAGTGTGGATAAGATTGTGTTGAGTGACACGTTTGGGGTCTTTTCATGGGGCCCCTCTGAAAAGTCAAACGTCATGTTGTCAATCATCTCTTCTAACACATGTTGCGTGTCAGGATGTATCCCAGTTGTCAGATAGAATTGATACCTATTCTCAGAGGTCAACTCTCGCTGGGATTCATCAATTTCCATACCTTTTGATAATGAAGTTAAACCACTGTGGTAGATTTCATTAACCAATGAAGGTGTAAATTTGTCGGTTGATGAGAATGTGCGCATCCTTAAATATAAATTTTGTAACACAGGAACGCGATGATTCAATATAGCACCCCCAATGCCAACTTCACCCAACCATTTTTGGAAAACGCTAATTCCCTTCCATGCTAATTGTGAAAGGTCCTTAAAGAATATGGCTTTAGGTAGTCGGATCAATCGCCAAGTGCCGTCAATGCAGATAGGTGATGTTTGACAGAACTGAATCTTACTAAACTCACGTACCACATTTTCGATGCGGACTTGGAGACCAAATTGAAGGAAAAATTGTTTAACATCTGGTATGCGTGGGTAATCACTTTCTTCAACAATGAAAAAGCAGTCATCACCTTCGTTAACGTACTCGAAACGAATTCCGAGTTGTTTCAAGTGGAGTGCATATGCGTAAAAACACATAGTCATCACTGTAATATTACCTAACGCCGTATTTACTGTACCTGACACCCGTCCACCACGAGTTTTGTACACGACACGAAAACCATCATCTGTAAAAGCATCCCAATCAATCTCAAGTTGGTGTCTGAGTAACTCAAACAAGACATCACGGTCAACACCGGTGTAATGTTTAAGATAAACAGAATGTTCCAACTTCAACAAGATTTCATTGATATGTTTATCAAAATGTGTGCAATCTAACTCAATTGCAACAGGGTTTTTGAAAGTCGTCCACTTTCTCCGCATCACTTTACATTTGTCCGGTGAATTCATGCCCTTCATGACGGTCACCAAATCACAACCAAATTCCTCATGATAGAGTTCATTGATTGCGTCAAATATATGATGCTCGAGTGGTTTTAAATACCTCCCCAACAAGATGTTATCTTCCACAGAAAAAGCCCCATAGATACGTGCTATCATATCTCGTTTTGCCGCTTTCTTTTCCGCCTTTATTTTTGGTCGAACCTTTCTAGATTTCTTATCAAACATAG